GGGTGAGGAGAAGAACCGGGAGAGCCATTATGATAGACACCAGCACCAAACTCAACCCAAATAGCGTCCTCGCCATTCGCAACAACGACAGTAACCGCCCCTCGGTTATCTACCGACACATCGACTTGTGCTACTCGGCTTTGCTCCGAGGACTTCACACCATTTGTAATAGTGCGGTAGGTATCGTCAACAATCGCACCGTTGAAACCCTGTTGAGCTTCTTCGGCTAATCTTTGAGCCACCCGGTCTCGGAACTTATCGACTTTTTTCAAAAAGTCTCGCTTGTACTGTTCTAATTCTTTAATAGCTCTATCAATGTCTTGCTCTGATAATCCAAATGAAATTTTGTGTTTAGCCACTTACCATCACCTTACTGATTGCGATAGACACAGCGTTCATACTCTTGGCAACCTTCTTCACGACATAATCGTGGGGGGTTACGACTTCGCCGGATTCGTTGACAATCAACTTACCGTCTTCATCGACTTGAGGAACAGTGTCTACCCACAGTATTGTGTACTCGTCAATCGCCGGAGCGTCTGCGTCCATGACAATAACCTTGTCGTAGGATTCATTCTCACCGAACTGTCGAGTTTGGGTTTCACCCTTTGCGGCAGAGATATTGGCGAAACATTCAATCGGATTACCATGTTTGACATTGTATTCGCCTGTCAGATTTCCGTACTCGTCTGTCACAGGCTCTTTGCTCTCATAGAAAGCGTAATGGAATTTGACCTTGTTTCTCACCATGCACTTCATCGTATCACCCCACAATGAGGTGTGACCGCTTTCAGCATGGAAGCTGGTACATCTGCGTTCTCGTAGGAACGAGAGATACCGTTTTCCGAGTGAGAGGTCTGTCCTTCTGCACCTCGCTTATTTAGCAAGTAAGCGGCAATCTCGAGTTGGAGAGTGTCGTATTTGGAAGGAACTTCGGTAACATCGTCCTTGTACGGATAAGCTCGGGCGATGATTTTCTTACCAGCGATTAGAAGATAAGTGGATAACACCTCGTCAGTGTCAGAGCCACCGACCATCGCTTTCAAAGCTGTGAGCTTTTCTTGTTCGGTCATGTTATCCACCTCCAATCATTAACCAGCAGAGACAGTAATCTTAACCGCCTTTGTAGCGTCAGTGAGAGCCGCAAGGTAATACTTACGAGAGTAAATATCGTTCTTACGAACATCTGCGTCACGTTCGGTTTCAACCTCTGTACCCTTCTTGTTGAAGATAGTAACCGCTTCCTTGGTAGCAACAATTACAGTGCCAGCCACAGCGTCCTTCTTGGTATAGATGTTTACACCAGCAACAGTGCCAACGTAGCCGGAACGAGCGAAGCTCTCAACATACTTGAGGTCTTCACCGAGATTCTTACGAATAGCCGCCATATCATCAGCACATACGAAAGCGAAAATGCTTACACCCTCGATACGCTCAAGGTTGAGCTTCGCCACAGCGTCAGCAAATGCACCGAAGTTAAGTGCGTCTGCATTGACAGTAAGAGTAGCCTTGTTGAACTCTGCGAACACGTCAGCGTTTACAGTGTTGAACATATCAGTACCCATGTGACGGAGACCAACAGGAACAAGCATAGGGTCAGTCATTTCCTGTTCATCGTAGTAAGTGAAGTGGTTCTGTGCTAACAGAATCTCGTATTCCTGTTCAGCGTAAGTAACTTCGATTGCCTTGCTGTTACCTTCACCCATAGCGAGCTTTTCAGTACCATCAGTAGCAGAATAGACGTTAATCTTACGCTTCATGCCAGCAGTACCCACAAGGGAGTTATCAACAGTACAGAACTGCTGTAAATCCAAATGGGAGTTAAACTGGTCTTCAATCTCGTTAGAGAGATAGAAATTATCATAAATCTTATGAGCCATTATTCTTTACCTCCATATAATTCTTTGTATTCATCGGGGTGTTCCACAGAGTAAGCGTAACGCTCCTGTGGGGTCATTTTGCGGAGCTTTTCAAGCGTCATAGTCTTGGAATCTCCGTCACCTGTCGGTTTAGGTGTATCTTTAAGGGCTTCCGCACGAACCTTCTTTTCAACAGCTTCGAGGTGCTTCTTCTGATTTGCGAACACCTTTGCGGTATCACCGTCAGCCATAGCTTCGGCAGTTTCCTGTGCCAGCTTCTCGTCATAACCCATGCCGAGCAATTCAGCCTTGTGTTCGGAAACGGTACTCTTGCGAAGCAGAGCTTGATAATTCTTCTCTAACTCCTCACGTTCCTCTTTTTCCTTCTGCTTTGCGGCTTCATCGTCCGTCATTTTGTCCTTGAGCTGTTTCTTGGTATTCGCCAACTCGGAAGCGGTTCTATCGAACACGTCCTTCTTTACATAGCCGCTATAATCCGGGTCGGGCATATCAAAGCCCTCCAAAGCGGCAATTTTCTGTTCCGGGGTCATGTTCTCATAACCCTCGATTTTGGTAACATCTACCTTTGCCATACGAAAATCCTCCTTGTCTTTTTACGTTTTCTGTAACGATGTTTGCGATTTAAGGTTTCTCTACCTTTTTGCGTTTTAGGGTCTTCTCTGACCTATATAGAAGCGGCGAACCGCTTAAATATCATCGTCCGGGTCGTTGTTATCACCTTCGCCCGGTTCATTCTTCTTCATACTTTCCTCGATTTTCTTCTGCTGTTCCTCGTAATATTTCATACTCATGGTGTACGCAGATTCACTATCAGAGAACATACCCGAGTGCTGGAAAGCGAGCTGTGGGTGAATCTTCGGATTCTTGAGCATAGTGTCAAGTACCTGTGATTTACTCTGAATGTTCTCGTAATTTCTACGAGTGAACTTCATATCAATGTCCTTCAAACGAAGGTTGAGACCTCCGAGGTCACGACAGATACGAAGTGCCAGCTTGAGCATTTTCTTTTCGGAACGCTTGAAGATATTCTCACTATCCTTTGCTCGAGCTTCTGCGTCAGACCAACCATCACGAAGCTGAACCGCCGCTCCTGTGTCGGAGGTTGAAGAACCACCGTTACGATTTGGCATACCGCAAATGGTAAGTACCGCTTCGTAGTAATCGTCCTTCAAGGTCTGTGACTGTGTTTGGTTAAGCTCGGTAGTAACCACGTCCACATCGGCAGTCTGACCGTCTACGGATTTCACCTTGATAGCTCCCAATTCCAAAAATTCTAAATATTCGTCCTTGGAAATATCGCAGTTAATGAACTTGATAAAAGCCTGTATCAACTGTTCCATACCGTCCATTCGGTTACTTCCCACATTGTTGATTGCGTCCAAAAGAGGAAGCACAATCTCGAAAGCACCCAAACGAGCGTTGTTTGCCGGATATTCAAAAATCGGAATCATGTCGAGAGCATGAGGTTTTTCCTCCATGACGATACCATCGTCAATGAGGTAATAACGATTCTCCGTATAAATGGAGTAATGGGTAATCTCGTTATCGTCCTTGCTATACTTAACTGCCATCATAGGCTTGTTGCCGATTTCATTTGAATAGACCACGAAAGTGTCTCTTGGGTCGAGAGTGAACATTTCAAAAGGAGCTTCGTCCTCCTCATTCACATCGTCCGGCAGAAGTAAGCGGAAAGCAGTACCACAAATCATTTGCCACTCAACAACCTCTTGGTCTTGAGTTGCTTTGTCCTCTGCGAACATGAACTCGTTGAGCTGGTTGATTTCATTTACTACCTGTTCGTTACCGTTGCGGCTCACATACTGGATAGGTTCACCACAGAGATAACCAACTTTGAAGGAGACAATCTCGTTTGCTCGGTTCTCCATAATCTTGTTACAGATTTCCGGGCGAACTTCTTTCTTTCGGTATCTGATAGGCTGTTCACCTTTGTAATACCTGTAAAGATAATCAATCTCGCTTCGATTTAGAGCATGAGTTTCAAGGGCTTTCGCCAATACGTCTTGCACATTGTCTCGAGTGATTTCTCGCTCGCTGGTCTTGATAATACGTCTACCACTCATAAGGCGAGTTTCGCTCAAGACCTTTGTTTCATCGACTACGTTTGCCACGATTGCCCCTCCTTTCCACAAAAATACAAAAACGAGTGTACGACCACATGAGGATTTATACCTCGTGTAGAACATACACTCGCTTAAAAATAATCTACTTATACCTTTAACATTATAGCAAAGAAATTCTCAAAAGTCAAGTTTCTAATTCTGATTATTAGAATTATTTGTTGAAAACTTTGTGGAAAATGTGGAAAAATCGGAATTACCATGGACGCTTGAAGATTTCCACGCTGTTCCCGGTCAAACTCTGTGCAAATTCGGCATATTGAGCCATGCCATCGGGAACATCATCGTTTTTATTCTTACCAGCGACAGTATAAGAACAGAGCATATCCATCATTTTACCGTAGTCACTCTTTCGGGTATAAAGAGAGCTGTCCTTGAACAGACAGTGTTCTTTGACCCATGCCGAGTTGACGATGATTTTCGTCTCCTTATTGGCAGTAGTGAACTTGGTCGTGATATGAGTAATACCGCCCTTGGCTTTAACACCCTCGGCAACCTTTTCAGCTACACGTCTTCCGGCAGAATTGGATTCAAAGCGACAGGACTTTACCTTATCCCTTACGAGAATCTCAATCAGCCTTGCGTCTACGATATTCGGGAGACCGTTATCACAAACACAATCGTCAATGTAATGGTCTTCACCATATACATATCCGACAGGAAGGAAGCAGTAGTCCTTACCTTTGTCCTTGGTATCACAGACACCAATAATTGCGTCCGGCTCGCCCGAAGGAAGCTCGAAATATCGTCTCAATTCGTCCTGTGAGTATACAAGACCTTCACGCTCGATAGGCTCATTCATATACAAAGCTCGCCAGCTTGCTTCGTCCATGATGTTCCTCTGCTCGTGATAGACCCTCGTAGTGAATCCGACACCGTAAGCATAATCGAAATTGGATTCGTCATTTTCATCGAGAGCCGGGATAACGATAAACTTCGCTCGGTCACTGTCGATATACTCACGCTCGAGCCTACCGATTACATCGTGAACCGACCAGCGAGTAGCAATATGCAGTTCCTTACACTTATCACCGATTTTACGTTGTCTCAAGTCAGTGGTGTATGTTTCCCACAGCTTGTCGAGACGTTCCTTCGACAGAGCTACTTCAATACCCGACACCAAATCGTCACAGTACAGGAGAGTAGCCGCTCGATACAGACCAGCGTTACCAGTACCGATAGAGGTAAATTCCAGTGTCTCAAAACGCTGTCTTTTATCAAGGTCAATACGACAATCCTTTGCATTTGTGCCGGAGACTTTAACCGCCGGGAACACATCTTGCCACAGGTAGTCACCGTTCTTATCGAAGATTCTCAAACACTCGTCATATACTCCTCGTACAAAGGAGTTAGAGTGGCTACCTGTCAACATCGGCTCATTAGGGATTCTGCCACCGAGCCATGTGAGGTAGAAAATTGCGAGAGTGGTCTTACCACTACCCGGCGGCATACTGATAGCCAGCAAATCCAGCTTATCGTCAGCCAGCTCTTGCAGAGCGTCTACCACCTGTTTCAGTACCTTCCTACGAGGAGGGTAGAACTTCTTCTCGGGGTCTCTGTTCCACTCGACATAGAGTAGGTAGCTGTCAAAATCGTGAGGAGCGGCGGCAAGTAGTACCGACTTATGGAGCTGGAAGACCTTCATCACATCTTTGTCCTCGAGCTTCGGATTCATAATCGCTCGCTCACATTCCACCGAGAGCTTTTTCAGATATTCCACCCCGAGGGGAATGTCGGTTTTCATCGTTTCTCGGCAGATATTATATAAATCCTCATACGCTTGGAAATTGTACGAGGTGTGAATACTATCCAGTATTCTATCGAGTAACTGTTTCATAATACCTCCCAATATAGAAAAAGTGCGTTACCGTTCAGAGCCTTAACTCTGTGCGATAACGCACCCAATTACCATTTTCTTCTACGTCTCTTACCCCTATGGTGAGACTTCTCGTTCATACGAACGACTTCAAACAGGACAGCAAGAGGGAAGATTAGCACCGCCAATATCCACATTACTGTTCCTCCGTAAGTTCAATATCAAATTTTTGACCGTCAGTAAATTCCAGTGAAACGGTAGAATCGTCTTCGAGCTGGAACGTCCATACAACTAAAGCTGTCGTACCGGGTTGAATCGAAGTATCACACTGGACAGCTTCGCCTACGTCCTGTGGATAGACCATTACAGGAATCTCTTTTCCATGCTGAAATGCCTTAATATTGATTTCATCGCATGGGATAGCGGTTTCGTCACTCAAATTTGAGTAGTTACAAAAGACCCCGAACAGCTCCGTTTCGTCTTCCATGATAACCATGCCGCTTGTCACAAATTCGAGAGTGTGTTCCGGCTCGGTCTCGGCAGAACAGCCGACTAACAACAGAAGGGAGAGGAGTAGGGGCATAATCAGCTTTTTCATTTGGTGTCCTCCCTCTTAACATAGGTTAATTCAATATCGTACCCGAGAGCTTCCATCATAGAAACGAGGGTTTTGTTGAGAAAACCGTCTTTTTTCTTGATAATTCGATTGACATACTGACCTGTCGTGCCGACTTTGGCGGCGAGCTGGTCTTGTGTCAGTCCGGCTTCGAGACATTTGATTTTTACATCGAGTTCTACATTGTTTTTCAACATATTACAACCCTCCTTGCATTACATTATAACACAATTAAGATTGAATTGCAATAAGATTGTACCATTTACTACGACTTATGCCGAGCTTTTTACAACACTCTGCCACAGTCAGCTCGCCGTCTTTTTGTAATTTTCGGAATTTTTCAAGCTCCTTGGGTGATACAATCTTTTCGGGTCTTCCGTCTACACGAACACCTTTGGCTCGGGCGATTGCCTTACCTTCCTGTGTGCGTTCGACAATCATATCACGTTCAAATTCAGCAAATGCCAGCATGACATTTCGTATCAGCTTCCCGGTAGATGTGTTGTCCATGATACCGAGATTCAAAATGTGGACTGTGACCCCTCGGGAGATAAGGTCTTCGATAATCTGAATCCCTTG